GATTTAGAAGTGCTTAAAAATATTATCAATTTACTTCAAGTTGTCACCCAAACCACACACGTCACCGTGGCACGAATGCTGGCCACATTCGGCACGAGTAACGAGTCGGTTTTAGGCACCATGGCATCAATTTTCTTGCTAATGGTTGCCTACACTGCAGCAATCAGATTACTTTGGTTGTTGCGTGGAAGATATCACTATGTGACCCCAAAATCGGGATCCCACCACATAACTGCTTATGATGATGTCGACGACAGCCCCCAAAATGAGGGTTGGATCGGAGATGACCCCAGCTATCGTAGGATTGCTGGCAAGTATGCTGCGCAGGCAAGGTTAGATTTGGACCTCACCAAACACACTGTAGCGGCAGAAAGAGTATGTAAGGAGTTTATCCTTAGAGAAATGAGAGCTAAAAATATGCGATTTAAAGACATAAATCGAGTGTTACCCTTCGCTCTCAAACTGGCATTTATCCCCTCGAAGCATGAACTTGATGCCAGGGAAATGACAGTGTCTAGGGAGTATGTGGACCGGTACGAATCTACTAAATACCGGTACAGGACCCGTCTCACTTTCAGCTTAAGCAGAGGTTTCAGTTTTCAAACTGAACCTCTGCCTGCTGAAATGTGAGGGGGCCCAGTGAGGACACCGGCGCTGTCGGTCGTGAGACCGAGTACCAGGACAGCGCCTGTTCAGGTGTATTATCTCCCTGGGAAACGCCCCGCAAGGGCAAAGTTCATGACAAGGGTATGGGGGCTTTCTCCGCCTAAGCCATTCGTGAACTTTTCGGCCAATACCGATACGGTGATAAAATGTATAACGGAAAGGATCTTCTTTGTTAAAGACAAGGATGGTAAACTAGTTCCGCCACCTGCACCAGAGGAAGGCATCTACAGTGAGCTAGATTACATCTTGGACCATTTTAAGAAATTCGCACGCTATACCGCCCCATTAACCAAGGAGCAATTTCTTGGGACCTATGTGGGCCGCAAGCGGGAAATATATGAGAATGCGTTCAAGTCTTTAGAAAATAGGAAGCTGACTCGGAAGGACGCCCACGTAAAGTTCTTCCTGAAGAGTGAAAAACTTCCTGAAAAGGAAGGGAAGGAAACCATCCCTAGGGGTATCTCTCCTCGGAGCCCTAGATACAACGCTCGGATCGGGCCCTTTATTAAAAGGGTGGAGAAAATGGTATATAAAAGAATTAACGACTTGTTTGGATCAACTACCATATGCAAGGGATTGAACGCGCACGAGCGTGGAATGGCCATAGAAGGGAACTGGAAAAGATTTGACAAACCAGTAGCCATAGGCCTTGACGCTAGCAGGTTCGACCAGCATGTTTCAATACAGGCTCTACAATTTGAACATAGAATATATGAAACCTTTTTCCCCGGCAACAAGCAACTACCTATGTTACTGAAATGGCAGTTACATAATAGGTTTAAATGCTTTGTCGGGGACAACTTAGTAACATTCAAAAGGTCAGGAATGAGATGCAGTGGTGATATGAACACTGCGTTGGGCAACTGCCTGATCATGTCGTCACTGGTACATAAATTTTGCCGAGATAGGGTCAACAAATTTGCATTGGTAAATGACGGTGATGACTGCGTGTTATTCATAGAGTCTAAGGACCTAGGGATCGTTAACGACATACCGTCCCACTTCAGGAGATATGGATTCACCATGAAAGTAGAACAACCGGTATATCGCATGGAGGACATAGAATTCTGCCAGTCTAAACCCGTCTATGATGGAGATAGATGGTTGATGGTCCGCGATCCCAGAGTGGCCCTTGCAAAGGATACAATGGCTCATTATGAAATACGACCTGGTCGACATCTAAAGAATTGGTTCTATGATGTGGGCCAATGTGGAATGTCACTTACCGGTGGAATTCCCGTCATGCAAAACTTCTATCAGGCCATGCTTCGTTCAGGAAGACGGTCAAACAAAGTTAGGCTTGAGAGAGGGCCAGAGTCAGGAATGGAGTTCCTGGCTCAGCGCATGACAAGGAAGTACAAACCACCCACTGATGCAGCAAGGGTTTCATATTGGAGGGCATTTGGGCTTTGCCCGAATTCCCAAGTTAAATTGGAAGAATGGTATGACAAACAACAAGTAGATCTTGACAGGTTTACAATTCACAAATATGTACCAAGTGAGCTCAGGTGACTGAGCCACAACCGCAGGGAGGTAGAAGACAAGATAGTGTTGGTAAACTATACTTGAATACCCTTAGGAGTTTGGCAACTCCTCGGACCCGAGCACCACTATGTGGACGCAACGCGCACTAGCGTTGCGCGCCAGCACGAGCGAGCTTCGAGATAGTGGACCCATGGGGTTAATGTGGATAATTGCCCAAAACTATTACTTTAGTGCTAAACAAAACGCCAAGAGACTGCACGGCGCTCCGTTTATGTAACCACATGATACGTCCCACATTGATGTACAGTCCCTATGTCGCATTAGGTATCCCATAATATGCGAAAACCAAAATCAAAACAAACCACCGCCCGTGGAAGGCGGGCAAACAAATCAAAACAACAAAAGACACCTTTTGCCGATGTCGGTGAAGTCCTTGGAGGAGCAGTTGGACGTATGTTCAACCTCAACCTCGGAGGAGCCGGCAGATGGCTCGGAACCGGTATTGGTTCCATCTTCGGGTCTGGTGATTATCAGGTCATGGGACCAGCACCAGCCCACAACGTCTTATTCAACACTGCTCAGGTACCTAAATTCAGCACAACTCATGCCACAAATGTTATTGCACATCGTGAGTACGTTACTGATATTTATGGAACAGATGTCTTTACGAACAGGTCATACGACATTAACCCGTCGAATTCCGACCTCTTCCCATGGCTTACAAACCTCGCGCACAGTTACCAACAGTACAAGCTTCACGGACTCATCGTGGAATTCAAACCACTCATCACCGACTTTGTCACGAGTGGAGCACCTGGTGTTATCATTATGGCAACAAATTATGATGTCAATGACCAGCCTTACTCAAGTAAGCAGACCATGGAGAATTCTGAGTTCGCTGTATCAGTCAAGCCAACATGCGCTCTTGTACATGGCATCGAGTGTGACCCAAGTCAGACTAATGTTCCAATCAAGTATGTACGAAGTCCGGACAGTAGTTTGGACAACCCTTTGTACGATTGGGGAAAGCTTCAAGTTGCTACTCAGGGCAATCCTGCTGGCCAGCTTATTGGTGAGCTTTGGGTTAGTTATCTCATTGAGTTTTTCAAACCCACACAGGCCCCATCTGGTGCACTAGAACTCAGCGGTAGTCTAGACCGCAATCTGGTAACAGCAGCGAGCCCATTAGGTACTGTCCAATTAGCAAAGAGAGCGAATTTCGACGTTACTGCCACTGCCACCACACTCAACTTGGTTGGTTTGGAGGTTGGCGGTTACTATCACGTAACTGTCACTTGGTCGGGTGTAGCCAACATACTTAATATTCCCGGTATGACTATTACCGGCGCCGCGTTGACTAACTACTTCCATGTAGCACCTTCAGCCTACCAATCCACCCTAATCACACCGTTTCCAAGCGGTGCTTCCTCCACTGACATGACGTACAACATCTTTTTCCAGGTGTCAACACGAATTGTCGAATCCACCCCAGTGGTCATCACCTTCGATGGCACTGGTGTCTATCCAACCACCTCAGTCTGCCAAATATTGGTAGACTCCGTAAATCCTTCCGCTGTGCCTGCCTAAGCACAGCCACCCACAATACATTTGAAGAATGTATTACCCACTGCCTGGCGAACAGTGGGGGGAGAGGAGCCTAGGCCACAAAATCCATATGCAAATATGGTGGGAGTGAGCTGAAACTATCGAGAGA